AATATAAAGTCTTTGTAGAACTAGAGGTTGTTGGTTATCCTACTGATGATGATGTTAGAAACTATCTTGAACCCATAGCAGATGCAATAGACCCGTTAGTATATACACTTAAACCTGTAGCAGACTTATGACAGAGTATGACGTACATAAGATGTATGCTGAACAGATTACAAAAGATACTGTTACTTCTCTTCATGCAAATAACGGAGTGCTTGAGGTTAGATATGCAGATGGAACGATGGAAGTCTATGCTAAAAGAAAGTGGAGAAAGAAATTAAAATTAATTCAAAAAAGAACTGGACTTTTATAATAGACCTGTGTTATAATAAAGGTATATATGAGAGTATTAATTAAAGAACAATATTTAAGGGAGATATAGAATGCCCTTGAACTATACTACTAACAATGTAGCCCTCACTATACACCCTAAAGTTAGTAAGTATGTCATTCAGTATGGCTCTAGTTTGAGGTCTAGAAGTTCACTTAAAACCTCACAGTTTAAACAGCTTCAATATTAATAATAAAAAAAGGAGAAAATATATGGCAATACTTGAAGGACTATGTGAGTGGGCGGCAGTTAAAAATCCGAACACTACTTTTACACCTGAATATCAGATCACTATGATCTTAGACGATAAGACTGCGGATGACTTTTCAAATCGTGGCTTTAGAGTTAAAGATGCTGATGGTGTTAAAAAGATTATGTTCAAAAGAAAAGTTGAACGTAAGGATGGTACTCCTAATGCAGTACCTAAACTATTGGACGCTAATAAAAATCCACTAGACATATCTGTCGGGAATGGATCAAAGGTTAGAGTACAATATAGAGAGTGGGAAACATCTAATCAGTTTGGAGACTTCAAAGGACTTGATCTTCAAGCGGTACAGGTGTTAGACCTTGTAGAGTACACGGGTTCTGATGGTAGCGAATTAGAATCTATTGATGATGATCTGGAGTTTTAAGTATGACAGAAGAAGAGATAAAACCTTTTATAACTATTGATGATGTACAGATTAACGTGGAGGACTTGCCTGAAGAAGGACAAGGAATCTTCGGGAGACTGCAACGATTGAATCAGAAGAAAGCAAACCTAACCTTGGACTTGGAAGAGTTGCAAGCGGGTATAAACTTTTTCTCTGATAAGATTGTTGAGATCGTTAATGGAGAAGGTCAACGAAAAGCAAACGCAGTAGCTGATGCCGAAGTAGTTGAAGAAGAACTATCTGAGTCTGACGATTCGGACTAGTGTGCCTAACAAGTTGCTAGACCTTGACAAAACTAGCATCCAGTTTTAATAACGTGAGGAAATCAATATGGCTTTTGCAGAATATAAATTACCATGCCCTGAGTGTGGTGGAAGCGACCCAGTAGCAAAGAATACAGATGGCTCGGCTAAATGTTTTAGTTGTGACACTTACTTTCTTAACTACGATGAAGCAACCAAAGGCAAGACAATGACAGAGAAGAAAGAACCATCGAATCCAATAGTCAATCCACATGGAGCAGACTACTCGGCTTTAACAGACCGCAGAATATCTGAGGCAACTGCTAAAAAGTATGGGGTTAAATGTGTTCTTAGTTCTAATGGAGATATAGTTCAACACTTATATCCTTATTACAACAAGCATGAATTGTCTGCAACTAAAGTAAGATATGTCCGAGATAAAAACTTTTCGGTCATGGGTAGCTTTAATGGAACAGGTTTATTTGGAGAACAACTATTTCAGAAAGCTAAGTACGTAACCATTACCGAAGGCGAGTGCGATGCGATGGCTTGCTATGAATTAATGGGTAGTAAGTGGGCTTCTGTTTCTATTAAGCGTGGCTCAAGTGGAGCAGTCAAAGACATTAAAGAAAGCTTGGAGTTTTTAGAAAGCTTTGAGAATGTGGTAATATGTTTTGATAGTGACAAGCAAGGACAGGAAGCTGCAAAAAAAGCAGCGATGTTATTCCAACCGAGTAAAGCTAAGATCATGAAGCTACCTGAAGGATACAAAGATGCTAATGATATGCTCAGACAGAACAAACACAAAGAGTTTGTTGAAGCTTGGTGGAGTGCGAAAACTTACACACCTAGTGGAGTCATTAATGTATCAGAAGCTAGAGAAGAATTCTTTACGAGAGAACAGAAAGAAAGTGTTCCGTATCCTTGGAAAGGTTTGAATGATAAGCTTTATGGATTAAGACAAGGGGAGTTACTAACACTTACAGGTGGTACTGGTCTTGGTAAGTCTTCGGTTACTAGAGAGCTAGAGCATTGGTTAATTAAGGAAACTACAGGCAACGTAGGAATCATTGCTCTTGAGGAAGATTGGAGAAGAACTGTTGATGGTATCTTATCCATAGAAGCTAACGCTAGATTATATATAGATCAAGAACGAGAACAGTTTAGTCCACAAGAGATTGATAAGTTCTTTGACATCTTATATGATGGAGAGAACAAGAACAGAGTTTGGGTTCATGCTCACTTCGGAACAAATAGTATTGACGAAATCTTTAATAAGATTCGTTTCATGATCATTGCCTGTGACTGTAAATGGATTGTTGTAGATCACTTACATATGTTAGTGTCTGCCTTATCCGAAGGTGATGAACGGAGATCTATTGATAACATCATGACTAGACTGAGAAGTATAGTTGAAGAAACAAATGTAGGTATGATATTAGTATCGCACCTACGTAGAGTTGATGGTAACAAAGGACACGAGAATGGAGTCGAGGTAAGTCTCTCACACTTGAGAGGTTCACAAAGCATAGCACAGTTAAGCGATTGTGTGATTGCACTTGAAAGGAATCAACAGTCAGATGATATGGAAGAATCTAATACAACTAGGATGCGAGTCTTGAAGTCTAGATACACAGGTGATGTAGGACTAGCGAGTCACTTGCTTTATGACAGAGAAACTGGTAGACTAAGGGAAGTTCCTAAAGATCAATTTGAAGATGATGATAATGAACTCTTGGAGTTATAGATATGGATTTAGTATTTGACATAGAGACAGACGATCTTAAAGCTACAAAGATACATTGTATTGTAGCACAAGACGTTGACTCAGGGGAGACTTACAAGTTCCCGCCTGATAAGTTACAAGAAGGTTATGATCTATTAGAGAAAGCCGACAAGCTAATCGGTCACAACATTATAGGTTTTGATATACCTATGGTTGAGAAGTTTAGTAAGGTTAAGCTTAGACATAAGCCAGTTGTAGATACGCTTGTCATGTCAAGACTATTCAATCCAGTACGAGAAGGTGGACATAGTTTAGAGAAGTGGGGTTTTCGTTTAGGCTTTAAGAAGATAGAGTTTGAAGATTACTTAAACTATTCTAAAGATATGTTAGACTATTGTGTCAGGGATGTACATCTTAACACAGTTCTATTCAAGCACTTAAAAAAAGAAGGATCAGGTTTTACTAAAGACTGTGTTGCACTTGAGCAAAACGTTGCAGATATTATAAAGACACAAGAGAACACAGGGTTTCAATTTGATTTACAAAAAGCTGAATTACTTTTGGCTGATCTTAGGGAGAAGATGCAACGAGCAGAGGATGAAGTTCATAAAGAATTTAAACCTAAGTTAGTTGACATCAGACAAGTTATACCTAAACTTAAGAAGGATGGAAGCTTATCTAAGTCAGGACTAACTCCTGAAGAGTACGAAGAAAGATTACCTACTAATAACATAGAACCTTTTATGCGTAGGAAACTTCAAGACTTTAATCTTGGTTCACGTAAACAGGTTGGTGAGTACTTGATGGAGTTTGGTTGGAAGCCTAAGAAGTTTACTCCTACTGGTCAGCCGATAGTAGATGAGACTACACTTGGCAAGATCGATAAGATACCACAAGCAAAACTAATTGCTGATTACTTTCTCTATCAGAAGCGTATTGCTCAAGTTGATTCTTGGATTAAAGCAATGGATGATGATGGGAGAGTACATGGATTCGTAATTCCCAACGGAACAATTACAGGCAGGATGTCTCATAGAAGTCCTAACATGGCTCAAGTTCCTAACATACACAGTCCTTATGGTGTAGAATGCAGAGCATGTTGGACAGTTAAGGAAGGATATAAATTAGTAGGTATAGATGCAAGTGGACTTGAACTTAGAATGCTTGCACACTATATGCAAAACGAGGAATATATAAATGAAATCATTAACGGAGACATACACACCGCTAATCAGAAAGCTGCAGGACTTGAATCAAGAGATCAGGCGAAGACATTCATCTATGCACTTATATACGGAGCAGGAGATGCAAAACTTGGGAGTGTGGTTGGAGGAAACAGAGAGAGTGGTAAAAGACTTAGAGAACAATTCCTTAATAATAATCCATCATTTAAAACTCTTAGAGAGAAAGTACAAAGAGCTTCAGGGAAGCATTGGTTAAAGGGAATAGATGGACGTAAGCTTTTAATTCGCACACAGCACGCTGCTCTCAACACTTTATTACAAGGTGGTGGTGCAATTGTTATGAAGCGAGGACTAGCCATGTTAGATGCTTTGATTAGTTTAAACACCTTTGATGCTAAGTTTG